GTATTACCAACGGTTGATTACAAGTTATACCAAAAGTTGCTGCCGTTGTATTAAGAGCCATAGATGAACTTGAAGTTGTATTAAATGTAAATGCACTTGCGCCGAAAGTCGTTGCTCCTGTGCTTGTTGTAGTAAGAGTGCTTGGCGTATCTAGTGTGATTGCTCCTGATGCATTAATATCAAATGTAGTACAATTTACTTCAGTCTCACTACCAGAATTAAGTGTTAATGTTGTTCCTGCTCCAATAGTTGTTGAAGTTGTAGATGATGTTAGAATACCAGCTGATAAAGCATTTAAAATTAATCCACCACTTTGGATTGTCATTATTCCTCTATTATCGTCAAGTGAATTTCCTTTGTCTTGGATTATTTGTCCGTCATACTCATTTGCTCCTGCTGTATCACCAAGCAAATTAATAATAACTTCATTATTTGCTAAATTGCGTGTTAAATCTATTTGTTGAGTTGAACCTGCTAATTTACAAAATCTTGATGATCCACAAAATGTTTGTTCTATTGTTGCATTCAACTTTTTCATTAATGTTCTTGCTGTTCCAAATCCATTTCCATAATACCATTGGAATGCCGAGTCCGAATTTCCATCTATTTCACAATTCAAAAACTTACGATTTGTAGCACCACTATCCGTCCAAAATCCCAAATAGTCATAATCATTTCCCGTATTATTATCATAGAGAACCAATTTTTTTTGTGATGGTAGTAGGGTTCGTGTAATATATAATTCTCCCGCTGTAATAGTCGCATCATTTGTAACTTCAAAATTATTATTAACTAATAACGATGATAGTTGAGATGTTCCTGATGTGCTTGTAAATGTGCTTGTTGTTGAAATAGCATTTGATGCTGATAATCCATAGAGAAATGTAGAAGCATCAGATGAACCTAAATAAACAGCTGTTGAACCTGGTGCTGCTCCAGTATTTGTTATTTGAACTCTTCCACCAAATGTCGTTCTTGTTGCTATTCCCCAAGTCATGTCAGTTGTTTTTACTTCTAATGATGTTATACGTGCTTCATCTGTTGCTATATCTGCCGTGTTTGCTGCTATGATAACATCTTGTGCTGCTTGAGACGCATTATTACTTACAATATATCCAGCTAATCCAGCAGCCGTTGTTGTTGCTAAAGCTAATGCAGCATATGCTACTGGTCCATCTCCAGAATCTCCTTTTTCTCCTTTTGGTCCTTGTGGTCCTGTTGGTCCTGTTGGTCCTCCTGATGGTCCTGGTGGTCCTGGTGGTCCTGGTGGTCCTCCTGGTGGTCCTGGTGGTCCTGTTGCTCCTGTATCACCTTGAATACCTTGAATACCTTGTGCTCCTTGTGGTCCTTGTGGTCCTATCATTGTATTCATAATTTGTTGAACTGTTATTATTACACTTGGAGTTGCTGGTCTTGTTGGACTTACACCTGCTGCATCATGATGTAAATACATATCTATATCTGCTGACGACCAAGCTAATTGGATATAATCATTTGCACTTAAATCAACAATAAAATTTAAAGCAGCAATTAATTTATCATTATTACCTTCCAATGAAAAGATTGAATTACTATCTGGAATATTTACTCCGTTTTTAACAAACCACACATTTACTTCATCTTTGCCTCCATCACTTTTATCAAATTGTGCTGAAAACTGTATATTATAAACTCCATCATTTAAAACTTTTATTTGTGATGATGTTGCACCTATTTCAACATCATTATTATTTGGATCTGAATTATTTACAGTCATAAAATTAACTGATGTTGTACCAGCATTTGTTTGATCTACATTACTCCAAAATGCACCCCAATATCCTGTGGTTTGAAGACCTGTAATGATATTATCTATTTGCTGCTGGATTGTTTCATTTGTATGGATACCTTCCAACATGTCAAATTGTAAATCTGATATGTCTGGATCTGATTTAGTCAATATATCAGTATTTACTTCATTTGCATTTACTGTTGCTAAATTTGTTAAATAATTATATGAAGTGTAATCTAAATTATTAATACTCATTCTTATTATAATATAATAATATATTATATAATGTCAAAAATTAACAATAGCAACTATAACAAAATTTCAGTTAAGACAGATTCTATGGTTAAAATGATAGAACAATTATCTAAACTTGGAGTATTTAAGGAAAAAAGAAAACCAAGAGCAAAAAAGACTAGTATGCCAGTTGATGAAATAAGACAAGATAATGATATGGTTGGATATGTCAAAACTTTAGCAGGGGAAGCGGGACGAGGAGCTCCTAATTTATTTTCATTAAGGCAAATTGAACCTGGTATGACTCAGCAACAAATTAAGGATATTACAGAGCGTAATGCTGCTGGCGTTGCCGCTTTACGTGCTGAAATTCAACAACAACGATTGGCAGATATTGAAGCACAACAGGGACAACGATTTGCTGATATTTCAATGATTACTGGAATAGATAACCCAGTATTATCACGTTTTAGAGGCGCACAACAACCAGGTGCAGGACAAAGAGCTAGTCCTTTTATACAATCTACTACAATTGAAGACCTTGAACCTGATATTCAAGAAGGAGGAGAAGCATTTACTCAATCATTGAATGAGGGTGGTCCAAAAGAGGCACCAATTCAGACACAAACTGAGCTTTTTGCTGAAGGTGAAGAGGAAGAAGAATACACTTTACCAAGAAGACCACAATTACAACCAAGAGAGAAAGTTGGTGGTGGAGCTAGTGCCATTAGTAGAAGTAGTAGTGGTTTATCAAGACAAGGATTACAACAAACTAGTTACGAACAAGGTTTAGGTAAAATTCCAAGAAGAAATGCAAAAATAGAAGAAATTAGAGATTATTATATTAGATTAACTGATAAAACTGGAGCTCCTGAAGTAGATTATGATAAAAAAGAAGATTTTTTTGATGAAATTGAAAATTTATTATCAAGAATTGCACCTAAATATTCAGATTAATTTCTCTCTATTATATAAAAACAATGAGTGTATTTTTAGAACCCGAGGTAACATTTCTAGAAGAAAATGTTCGTGAAGTATTTATTGATATTGAAAATATACCTGATAGTCTAGTTTATAAATTAGAAGAAGTTGAATTTACATATAGTCCTGCAAAATTCGGATTAGATTGGCAATACATGGATTATTATTACAACCGTATTCCTGCTGGTTTAATGGAACAATTTCCAATTCTTTCTTATCTTCTTGAAGACTATTGGAGAGAAGCTACATCTCGTACCCCTTTAGAAGAAATAGAATATCGTAAATACCTTGCTGAAAATAAAAAGGAATAATTAATAATATATTAATATATATATTATGAATAATGCTGGGAATAATCCAATCAAGCCTCTTAGCCTTTATGATTCTCTACGTGTGGGTTATATTGGCAATGAAAATAAACAAGCTCAAGAAATGGCAAAATATGGTTACCAGATAGATAAGGGTTTATCTAATGAAAATCAACAAGTCTATTATAATCCTGAAACCAAAAAATTATTATATAATGTTACTGGTTCTCATACTCTACAGGACTGGGTCAATTCAGATTTAAAATTAGCTCTTGGTATTCGCAAAAATGAAGGCAAGCCTATTATTGAACGTGGTATTGAAGCATTACTACCTGAATCATGGAAAAAAGGATTTGACCGCAGTTACGAAAATGTATTTGGTGGCTTCAAAGATACTACCAGATATAAGGAAGCTGATGAAACTCTCAAAAGGGCAAAAGCAAAATATGACGAAACTGAAACCGCAATTACAGGTCATTCTCTCGGTGGTCGTATTATTCAAGATATTGCTAAAAAAAATGATAAGGTATATGCTTTAGATGCAGGTTCTACAATCGGTCAAAAAGTCAAAAGCGGTCCTAATCGTAATATTTATAGAACTGCTGGTGATGTTGTTAGTGGAACTACTGCTTGGAACCCTGCCGTAAAAACATTAGCAAATCCTCATACTTTTAAAATTCTTCCTACTGTATCTATGGTTACTAAAGATCCAAGAGCTATTGGTGTTGCTGGTGCTATAGATGCATATAACGCTCATTCAATTGAAAATATTAAAGGCTCAAATATATTTGTATAATTAACGCATTCTATTTTGTTTTAATTGTTCTGCTTGTCCTTCGTCTTCTGGAACTCCGACTATGGTGAAAATATACATATTCTCAAGTGGTGTATTTGAAAATGTTGGTGTTGGTGCCAATTGACTAGCTGTAAATGTGAGACTTACCAAATCTTCCATTTTATAAAAAGTAGTTAAATAAGAGCATTGATTTCCATTTACACCAGGTGCTCCACCGCCCATAAATACAGCTCCTAATGTTGCCACTTGTGTTTGTCCTGATGTTGTAATATATGCCGTCTGATTTATAAAATCTAATCCTTCCATCTGTAAATTAAAACAACCATTAGCCGCATTTGATGATCCGTTGGTGCTTACTGTAGTTGTCAGAAAAATATTAAATTTTTTATACTTGTCCCACATTGACCTACACATTAAACGCAAATCAATATTATTTATTGTGAATTGCGTAAATGCCGCATTACGAATACCTAAATTGGTCTGTGATGTTGTAAGAAAGAATGGATTAATACATAGTGTAGCCTTTTCAACTTTGTAAATTGGTTTAATGTAAAAAGTTATTACTGCGCGGTAATTGGTAAGTGATATTCCATTATAATTTCCATTATTATCGTAATTGCGGAATGTAATTGATAGATTTACATTATCTCTATCTTTCTTAAATTGAATTGGTGCAAATGGAACTTGATTTACTACTTGATGTCCTGACCCTGCTGTGGCGTGAACTAAACCACCAATTATTGGATTTTCTATGTTGAGTTGTAAGCGTTCAGTTGATGAACCACGCTGAGTTCCATTATTTACAAAATTGAGACCATTCATTTGAATAAGCATTATTCGCGCATTACCTGATAATGTCCCAACTCCAATACTATTATACGACGACATCATTATTTCAAAATCGTCGTGTTTATCCCAAAAATCACGACACAAATCTCTCATATCAAATGATGGATAATTGTATTCTGTATTTGAGAAATATATTGCTCTCCCGACCTGACTTGTTATTGTGTTACGCGTATTAAATCCAAATATAGCACATTCATTCATTTCACCCTCTATGACTGGTTCAAATGAAAAATGAAATGCCGCATCATTATAAATATTACCTGCTGCTACTACTCCAAAGTTTTCAATGCCTACTGTATCTGGAATAGATATAGCAAACTCTAAATCCACAAATCGCTGTCCTTTACGAAAGTTGAAACTCTGCCCCGTGTTTGTTATTACTACATTTTGAATAGGTGATGATGATGATGAACTACTAAATACTAGAGGAACATATTTCTTACTATTAAGCGCTGTATCATATTTTATATTCGTCCAATCAAGACCTGCTAAGTTATATACAACTATAGCAAGTTGTGAACCACCAACAAGTGTTATAGTTCCTTGTGTTACAAGACTTACTGGCTTCAAACAAAAAATATCATATTTCTCCCACATCTCTCCTAATACATTTTTCAAGTCAATATTTGAAAATGTAAATTGTGTTTTCTGCGCGTTAATCGTGCATGGATTAACTGTTGAACTCGTTGATAATATTAATGATCCACTTTCAGATAGCATTTATATTATCATTATATTTTATTCTTTAATTCCAACAACAATAAAACTCAATGTAAAATGATTCATTTGAGAGTTTAAAACTGTTCCACCATTATTTTGAGACCATAATTGAAATGTTAAATCCACACTTTCTGATTCAGGCTTTCTAAATGTTGTTGCCCCAATTGGATTCGCAAATGATTCGGCATCTGCTGTGTTTGCGCTTGCTGGTTGAAAAACAGGTGTTGTCGCATATCCTTGCTGTAGCATATTAGTATTAAGAACCGATAATGTATTTATAAATTGCAATCCACTTATTTGGAACCATTGTAGTCTTTGATTACCTGATAATGAGGTTGCTACACTTCCTGTTCCATAACTCGCACATATTAAATTGAACTTATTATATTTATCCCATAATGTTCCTATTATACGTCGCATATTCACATTTGTAAATGTAAAAGTAGTCATTGTTGCGTTCATCGTGCCAAAAGCATTTGTTGCTCCTGCCGATAAAATGCGTGTTGATAATGTAAAATTTGCCTGTTCGTTTTGATAAAGCAAGTTCCACGGATTTTTATAAATTACATCTTTTTTGATTGGCGCAAATGTTAAAAAAAATATTGGGGTACCACTTCCAATAAGTGATGTTGCTCCATTATCTGCTACTAGATTAAACGTGAGTGATATTTTATTACTATCTGGTTTTATCATTATGAACTCTCGTGTTTGTGTTTGTCTTCCTATATTAGCATTTATTGCCGCTGCTTGGGAACTTTGCACTGCTACTGCTATATTTGTTGATGCGGTCTTCCCTTGATACGAAGCATTAACAAGATTTAATCCTTCAACAAAAATAGTATTCAATTCTGCTCCTATTCCCGCCAATGGATATGTTATTAATACTTTAAATGTGTCATATTTTGTATATAGCGTCTCTCCTAAACATTCTCTCAAATCTACGAAATAAGTGCAGTTTCTAAATGTTGCATCTCTTACTCCTACGTTAGTTGTTGTCGTTGTTAATACTGATGGATTTAACCATAATTTTGCTACTTCTACGTCCATTATAATAACTTAATATTTTATTATAATGATTTATCTACTTAACACCTAAATGCTTAATATCTGGCATAGCAAACACCGTTCTCATAAACTAGAACTTGATCGTAGCAAGCAAAGGCAGTTTGGAGGACAGTTGTAGCACCAGCGGTGTAATAGTTGATGATGCTGAAGATGTCACTAGTGTTAGTGTTGGTTCCAGCAAAGATAGATGCCTTGTCAGCATTTTGGTAAATCTCCATGTCAATACCAATCAAGAAAGCACCACTATCTTCAGTAGAAGCCTCTACCAAACCAGCAATAGTATTAGGAGCATTGAGTGTAAAAGCGGTGTTATCAATGGAAGGTTGAACTTGTAAATCAGCAAGAGAGCCAAAGCATTTAACAGCTTCATTGTAGATTTCAGGGAAAGATGTAGGTTGAGTAGAAGGGAGAACTTCAGAACCAACTCTGAATTGGTATCCAATAGAGTTAGCACTTCCAACACCAAAAGCACAGTGAGATGAAGGATATTGAGCGTCTGCTCCAGCAGTAGAACGAGAAGCTACAAAAATATTCTTAAGAGATGAGAACTTAGCAGGGATAGGGAAACTAACTTGTGTTTGAGTAGTAGCAGGGATTGAAGCAGAGTTAGTGTAAGATCTATATGAAGGAAGAACCATTTGCATTGGGCTAGATGAACCTGATTTAATAGCAGAGACAGCTGAGTCAGGGAGTTCTAAGAATTCACCACAGTAGTTAATTCCTGTGGCAGTAAAGTTAAGAACAGTTCCACCTTCAACCATCATAGCTCTGTTAAGAGAAGATTGGAGGACAATTTCAACTCTGAGGGGAGCAGCAGTCATTTCCCAAAGAGGCAAGTATTTCTCACCTGCTAAAGCACCAACGAGAGAGACCAAGTTGATGGCAAAGGGAAAAGTAGTAGAAGCAGCAAAAGCTCCGAGAGCACGACCTCTATTGACAGAACGAGCATTTAATAAAGCAGCTGCGGCAACACCAACAGCAGAAAATTCTTCGTTGGTTCCAGTGGTAACGGAAAAGCGGCCTTTGACTGCATCTTCAGGGGCTTGGTAATCATAAAGGATCTTAGCAAGCTGACCGTAGTTATCAATATCTTCTAAAAGATTTGAGCCGTGGAAGACACGAATGCGTTGAATGAAATTGTGCCAGCCGCAACTCTCTAAACAAGAAGCGGTAGGTGCGTTAGTTCTTGTAATAACAAAATTACCTTTTAAATAAGATTCAGAGGGAATAAGAGCGGTGTTGTTTCTAGTAGGGATGTTAATGGTAATGGTGTCACCAGGGTTATAAGTTCCAGTTCCTCCTTGAGGTTGGATTTGAGTCAAATAACGACGGGCAGGGGCTGATTCAACCTTGGATTGAAATTTGAGATTAGCAGGAATCATTATATAATATTACATCAGATAAAAAATAAATCATTTATTACAATTAAATCATTTATTTTGGCTAAATGAAAAGGCTTTATCTTTTTAAAACTCTTCTTTCTAAACCTCCGCTTACTTTTTTTGTTAAAGCTTCCTCAACAGCTCTTGCAGTAGGTCTCATCATTAAAGGAGTTTTGTGTCCCATTCTACTCATACCGAGGGGCATTTTATGTCCCATCATAGCTTTTCCTAAAGGCATTTTGTATCCAATCATTTTATAATATATAACAATAATAAAATATTTTATTCAGTAAATTTTACACAATCTAATTGTAAAGTCATTTGGTATTGTATCCCGTTCATATCAACTAGCCTACTTTCATTATCTAAAATACGAATTTGTATTTGGTCTAGTTTATTCACATATAAATTTGTTCTAAAATTATTTGGATTCTGATAAGTAATAATTGAAAAGGGCGCCACATAAACTGGAATTGTTGCTAAAATATTTTGATTATATGCTTGCGCTATATTTACATTATATGTAGGGAAATTGATTTCAATATTCAAAGCACGAATTTGATTTAAATTTACACAATCTCGTCCGTACAATAAATTTCCTACACTTGTCGTATCTGTAGTTTTGCTAAATCCTAAAACATGATTTATTGTGGATGCATAAATTGTAAAGTTAGCACTTGCATGTGTAATCAAAATCTTACTTGTTATGCTACTATATGTGATTGTATATGATGACCCCATTGCTAGCTGAATAGCATCTATTAATTGTGTCACATTATAATTACCTGGCTGCACGTAATAAGTTGTTGGAGGATCACCTACAAGACCAAATATGAAGGTATTATCAAAACTAGTAATACTATAAAAACTATAAGGTATTGTTGCGTTTTGGAGAGATAAATAAATATGGTGTCCGTCTGGTATTTCAATCACAGGTAAATAATAAATACAATTTGCTATATTACCATTTACTACCTCTGTTGCATAACGACTGTTTAAATATATTTGGATTGATTCTATATGTTCCATTTACATTATATGGTGATTTTATATTTTGTCTGTATCTGTAATATTCAATAAGTTAAAATTCTTATAAATCTTATTTTCAAATGCATCTATGTCTAAATGTTGATATGGTTCATTGAAAACATAATCAAATATTTTTTTACCATCTTCTTCCTTCATTTGTAATATTTCTTTTCTAATTGTTTCCCATTCCTCACTATTACGTGGTCTAAATATCGTGGCAAATGTTATTTGCTTACGTAATATTTTTGGCATGTATAAATATGATTGCAATGTAAATATAAATCCGCAATTTAAATGACGAGCTTTTATTAACATTGAGTTCAACATCTTCTGTATTCCTTTATCTTTTAGATCATTTGCAAAGTCATCTATTATTACCAACGAATATTCTGGCTCATCATCTTCTTCCATATTTTCTTTTATCTCCATTAACTCATTTCGCAAATCCGCCAATGAATCAATTGTTAGTTCATTATATACCTTATCGTGTTTAGCAAACGGATGATCTTTAACGGAAGCAAATGATGATGCAGGTGCAAAATAATGTAAGTGATGAAACTTCTTATGATAAGCACCTCCCTTTTTAAATTGATTTAGAAGTAATGAAGTCTTACCACTACCTCCACTCCCTACTAGCAAATAGATCATACCATTACGACGACTTATGCCAGCTGGTATATCTTTCAAATTTATATCCATTCGCTCCTTAATTGGTTTCATTTTTTTTATACTATCATTGGTTTCCTCCTTAATGTCAGTAATAGTCATATATAAATACTTTAGAGAAAATAAAATTCTTTATTTAATTAAGCGTAATTTATTTTTTTCTTATATTATATAAATGTCCGATACCGAAGACCATAATGCCGTCTCAGATAATGATGCCTCCGAAACTTTAACCAAACCTAAAAAGCAACGATCCGAAAAACAAATCGCCGCTACTGAGAGAATGAGAGCTGCATTAGCCGCAAAGCAAAAACCATCTCTTGATGCTGCCGCTGCAAAGATAGATGTAAAGGGTAAAAAAGAAATATTAAAAGCATTAAAAAATAAACTTAATTCCGCTAAAGAACCACTTGATGTTGAAGAGGAATCTGATAATGAAAGTGTAGAAGAACCTATTCAGGTCGCACCTAAAAAGATTAAAAAAGTTCCAGCTGTATCTGCTGCCACTCACAAAAATGAACCTGTCAAACCTAAGAAAAAACCAAAAGTAATTGAAGAATCTGAAACTGAATCCGAGGAGGAAGTTATCGTAATCAAGAAAAAGAAGAAACCAAAGAAAAAAAAAACCATTATTTATGAATCTGCAACTGAATCCGAGGAGGAAGAGGAACCAGTCCAAAAACCAGTTCGTAAGGAACGTGAAACTAAGACGCAACAAAATGCAGCCTCAAAATTCAAAGTTACTCCTGGTATTGCAGATTCAAAACCAAAGGGTCCTATTTATTATTTCGCATAATTAATATTTTACACTACAAAATCCACAGAAATTATCTCTGCAATCACAGTTGTCATTTCTGTAACTATAGTAATGCTTACAAGTCTCATCATCGCAAAACATTAACTCATCATTGTCAATGGCAATAAGACAATCTTCACAATAGTTCTTATTGCAACCACATTCGTGTATATGTCCGCAGTTTATTTTCTCACGGCAGACCTTTTTTTTTATTTCTTTCGGTTTCGTAAATTTTTTAATATTGCCTCGTTTATCTCCAATAATATAATATCCCTCTACATATGTTTTAGTAACTTTTGTAAGATAATAATCAACACCACAACTATTCAATCCACCGCTGTAATCATACTCAACGATCATTCCTACCTTCAAACTTTCCGTATCAAAATATGTTCTCATTTTAAATTCTTTAAGCTGTTTTGTTATATGTTAATGTCTTTAACTTAAATAAAAAAATTCATTTCAATTTTTTTTTTAAATAAAAATAAAATTAAAATCTAAAAATTCTACGTAAGAAATTCTTAACCATATAATAATATATATTATATCTAGTCAAGAGAATGACTTTACCATTATCACGTCCTCTCAAATAATTCATTTATTATATGATGTTAAATAAATTTTAAGTGATTTTAATTTTATTTTATTTTATTAATGTACCTTATAGAATGAGTGCTTATACTTATAAGAATCAATTTAATAAGAAGTATGGATTTGAAAAGGATACACCACATAGTTTAGCTGATATCTCAAAAATTACTGGCTACAAAAAAACTGGATTAGAGACCATCTTTGATAAAGGCGTCGGTGCATTTAAAACCAATCCTTCTAGCGTAAGAAAAGGTATTAGATCTCCAGAACAATGGGCTCAGGCTCGCGTCTATAGTGCCGTCATGGGTGGCAAGACTGCACGCGTTGATGCAAAACATTTAATACGCAAGTAGGATTATTTTATTTGCTCTTTATATTATATTTTATAAATATATAATATATGGAAACTAACTATTTAAAGAAACCGTACGTGGAACTAAAACCCTGCCTATTATGTAAGCAAATGAACGACGACCATATTACCGTCATAAATAGAAATGTATATCATGATCGCTGTCTTGATAACGCTTGGCTTACACTTCACCTACATACAAGTAAGAATTTAAAAGTGCAAATCATAGACAATCTGCTAGATAATAGTGCGGATTTACTTCGGCTATTTACTCTTATGGCATAGAGAATTTTCTTATTTAATTAAGTTTGCATTTATTCAAGAAAGTCCGGATTAGGAAAATTTATAGGATTTTATTTTCTTAAAAAGATCTTTTTCACATTTTCACATTTTTCACATTTTTAAAAACCCCTATAAAAAATACCCCCCTCACAAGGGACTTTTGAAAAACGTGAAAAACGTGAAAATGTGAAAAAAACAAAAAACCTATTGTTCTACTTTCTCTATTATACCAAACCAAGACCTTTTTTCCCTATCAAATTTACAAAGCCATCTATTTTTTTTAACTTGATCTGCAAATTTAACTTTTTCAAAATTTCCAGATTTGATAATTTTTTTCAAATTATATTCTGTTATTTCACCTTCACCAAATTCAAATTTAGTAAGGAACCATTCCTTGAAATTATCATTAGAAGCAACAACCTCTTTTGCTTCTTCTTTCCAATCACTTGGATAAATAGACAATTTATAATTATTATCAACATATTTCTTTGCTGATCTAAAAAGAAGATGAAGCAAACCAAACTTATAATCAAAACGTAATTTTTTACCAAACTCAGTATCTTTAATAAAACGACAATTTAAATAATCATCTTGTTCTAATCCTTCAATAAATTCTGAATCCATTTGTCCTAAACGCAAACGACGTTTTACACCTTCATCACTATCAAAACTAATCGTATTATTTGAGACGATAAATGCTTTGAAATTGATAGGCATATATTCACTTTCTTTATATAGAGGTTTATATTTTATTTTTGTACCATCACTTACATCTTTGAGAAATTCACGGTCTAATTTTTTGGTTCCAATTTCATTTGCCCAAGCAATTCTCTTTCCAGCCCAAGTGGCAACTTCTTTGTGACGATTTGAATTATTTTCATTGAAAACATCACTTTCCATTTTCATAGAATAAATAGGTAGAATGTCATCAAGTGCCTCAAAAATAACTGATTTACCATTTCCAGCTTTCTGTCCTCGTAAGTAATAAAACTCTTGTTGTTTCATTGCATCTCCAGTAAGAGCACAACCAAGAATAGATAAATAATATTCTAAATGCGTTTCGTTATAATTACAAATCTTTTTTAATTCATCACGAACTTTTGAAATATCATTTTCGTTTGGTTCTTCATAATCATATGGAAGTGTCTTGGTAATAAAATCACTTGGAAATAATCCATTTCTAAATTCACCTGTGCGTAAATCAAATATTCCATTTTTAAATGCAATTTGATAAATATTTGTATCAAGATTCTCATTAAAATTACAAACCCATAAATAATCCGTTAAAAGTTTCTTATATTGTCCCATGTAACTTACAACACGCATTCGTGCTTCACTTGCTAATTTAATTTTATTTCTTGCTAATGCAACTGCATTTTCATCTTGTTTATCAAGTTTATTGAGTTTATCAGTTAGTATTTTTACATATTTATCCAATTCATCTTCAATAGCACATACAATCATAGCATAAGGTTCTTCAATTTTAACCCATAAATTATTCTTACATGCATACCAAGTTTTATTATCATAGATTAAAGTAGATTTTAAAGATTTTGAAATAAATTTTGATATTTCATTAACTCCTTTATCAATAATTTCAATCGTAATGTATTCGTTATATTTATCCAACCATTCAAAATATGCATTAAAATTCTTTTCTTTTGCAATATTTTGTAGAGCATAAATGCTAACAGGACGTTTGCTGTCAATTGCATCCCAAATTTTTTTAGTTTTAGGATTTTCAGGATCTACTATTGCTGTATATTTTTCAATTGTGTCAAATGAATATCCATTACATTTTAATATACATGAAATTTTAAACCATAGTTTATAATCAATAAATTTACCATTTCCAATGACATTAAACAATAAATCCAAATATTTATCTTCAACATTTATTTTTTGAGAAATATGACTAGATGAAATATGATTTCCTGATTTATCTATATGTGAGACATAATTTACATCAATTACATCAGGATCAAAACAACCAGTAATTACAGTTCCTTCAATAGTTCCTTCTGCCAAAATTAAAGGACGTTTTTCATTAGGTTTGTTTGTTTCATAACAACGCATTTTTTTATTACTGTCATAAACACTTATATCAAAAACATTAGCGTCTGATTTATCAATATAATCCCATAATTCAGTTTCTTGTTTATCAAAATATTTATTTAAATCAATAGCAAAATCTTTTATATTTTGTTTTGTTGCAATCATGTTACTTACATAATAACGAAGACTATATTTTCCACGACCATCGCCAATATTTTTACTATGTGATTGTAAAATACTAATATTTGGACTAACATTTGCAACTGCCTTTAAACCTTCAGTAATACGATTTTTTAAAATATTTTGAATAATAGTAGCCACGTCTAAATGAAAATCATCAGGATCAACATAATAATCAAAATCAAAATAATATTTAACTTTTGTATTATTAGTTATTACTTCATATGTAGGTAATTTTTGTTGAAGACGTGAAATAAATTCTTCTTGAGAGCAAGTAGGAAAACTGTTTCCTTTAAAAGCGTAAGAATCAGGAACATAATAAATTGTTGGAGCCATTTTATATATATAGTTATAGATTATATTTAAATTGATTTTTAATTAATTAATTTAAATATATATTCCTTAATCTTTCCGTTTCTTTTCTGAATAAATAATACCCATTTTGTTTCAATTTTATTTCATTTTTGTGATTTTCATTATATATTTTTGTTGATGCTAAACAAATGGAATTATATCGGTCTTTATTTTTTTCTCGCCATTTAAGGTTGGCTTTCTTTTGCGCCTCTGATGTCATTATATTATATTATATAGTGTGATTATATTTAAATTATTTAATTTAAATATAATATTCCTTAATCTATTCATATTTTCTATCATAGAATAATTCCATTAAAAAAGTCTTTTGACTCGGGCAATAAATTGGAGGAATTTTACGGAAGCCGTATTTAATCCAGATTAATTCCTGTTCGTCAGTGCAATGATGTGATGTGACACATATAACAGAATATCCAGTATCATAATATTCAACATGATCTACCCAAGTGCCTTTTTTTTCAATCTCGTATAATGTATTCGTAAATATATTTTTAATAGTAGAGTGCTTTTTATACCCACTTATACATTTTTTCAATTTATATTCAGATGCAAAAGTATTTCTATTATCACATATCTCTTTTGCAGGAGTGTCATTATGCCCGCTCCAAGTAGTTAATGAAAAATTTCCCCAATAACATTCAGAAAAAAGCTTTTCGTAATTTGTTTTAGAAGCCCATCTCGCCATTCTATATATATGTATTAATATTATATTTAAATTGATTTCAATTAAAATATATTAATTTCCTAAATATATTTAATAATTGTCTCTACAAAATTTATAAAAATTACTTGGTTCATTTTTAAAAATAATAAAAAAATATCTACCTCTCCATTTTTTAATACTACAACAAACGATGTTATGAACATACCAGCCGCTATTATTAAGTTCTTCTAATCTTTTAGGTGTGAGAGTTGAAAAACAGCTATCATTACCTAAAAATGCTATTCCCTTTTTGCATCTTTCTGTGTAATATTTTAATAATTTATAAAAAGCATTCTCTCTTTTACCACCTTCATCAAGTCTAAAAGGTGGATTAGTTATAACCCAATCAATATCTCCAGTATAATCTTTATAATTTTTCCCTTCAACAATCTCAGTCCAGTCTTTAACTACATTAGTAGGAAATGCATTATAAAATGCCCCTTCACCCTTGAAGGGCTCAAAAACCTTATCTCCATCTTTTAAATCAACAAATTTTATTAATGCTTCTGCTAAATCTTTAGGTGTTTGATGAAAATAATATGTTTCGTCTTTTATCATTTATATAATAGAATATAATAATTAGTCAAGCCAAACAATATCTCTAGGTAAATTCATTTTATAACAATAATAAAAGCAATCAAAATTGCAAGAACTTTTAAAATTATCAGGTGTTTTTCCATCTACTTTTTTTTCAAAATGAATTCTCTTTGGTGGAATAATAATTTGAATATTTTTATCTTTCCAAGCTCTAAAATATGATGTGTTAATTTTTGAAGATGGCATTATTAATATGAATGGTTTATCTAATTCTAATAATCTAGCCATTACTTGTTTAATTATACTGAAGGCTGGATTTGTAATTATTATCTCTCCAACATTATTTTCAAAGAAATCAATTGGTTCATGAATAACATTAAAACCTAATTCTTTTAAATGTTTTCCTGATGTACCATCTCCATAAAATGCTTCCCATATCAATTTATCTTTTGGTATAAATTGCTGTATATTTTCCCAAGCATATTTAGGAGTCATATAATCGTCGTGTTGAGTAAATGTCTTTGTGTGAAATACTGCCATTCTAATTTATATCTTTATTTTTTATTTATAAAATCATTTCAATTTTTTTTTCTCTCTTGCCCTAAATTTTTCAATTCTATTTTTGGCTAATTGAATCTTATATCTATTCTCCCAATATATTTTTTGCAACATTTTTTGATTTTGCAATTGGTAATTTATCCAGTCCATTATAAATCCAAATAAAAAATCTTTATATTATAATATGGAAGAAACATACATGCAAAAATATTATAAAGATAATAAAGATCTTTATAAGGACTATAATAAAAAACGTTACCAAGATAATAAGGAAAAGATACTAGAATATCAAAATAATTATAATAAAACAGTCCGTAAAAACAAAGGTAAATTAGCTGCAAAGAGAGAAACAGTAAAAAAGAATTTAAAAAAAAATGCAAAAAAAGTAGAAGAATTTAGGAATTTATTATTAAATAATAAAAATACTTAAAAATAAAATATTGATATATGTTGGAACACAGGGCATGTAACAATAAACCCAAGCGACTATGAGTGACTATCAAATTCCAACCTGCCATTATATTAAAACCAAGGTGCCATTGTGACCTTGGCTTTAATTACAACAACAGCATTTATAAAAACATCTATAAAGACTATCGGTAATGCAATGAAAAGCATTTATGCAAAATATAATAATTGACTTCATATATTATATAAATTTTATTCTTCCAATATTCCCAAATATTTCAATATTTTAATTTGTTCGTCATCTGTCAAAACTTTCATTATATGATTAACTTCATTTCCATAAACGATTGGAAATGTGAATAAATTTTTTTTTACTGTTAAACGATAATCCCAATAATAATAAATATCTATTCTATTTTTTTCATTATCTAATCTATTTTTTTCATTAGTCATAATAGCCGCTTCTACTAATTCATAAGTTGTATATGTGTCTTCCTTTTCTCTTGTTCCAGTAAAGCCTCCGCAAATTCTAAAACCTAAAATTTTTTGCAAAATATATTGAATATGATTTCCTTGAACTTTCTTTTGTGTTGCCATCTTATTGTTATTCTTATGCTTTTCATTTATTATTTAAAATTCATTTCAATTTTTTTTTTAAATAATAAATCAATTTTATTCTTTATCATTTGTCTTGATATACACATCAGCTTGTTTAGAACTAGATCCCATTTGATTCATATCTTCTTCCATCTTCTTTTTTTCAATCATAAGAGTTTTATACTTACTTGTTAAATAAAAATGTCTTAATGAATTTACGGATTTCTTGCCGCCAAATATTCCATTAAGTCTTTGATTTAGAACTACATTACTAAGAGGTTCTAACTTACTATTGAACAATAAATTATCAATCTCTTTAGGTATTATAGAAACCCACTTAGATAGAATTTTAAAAAGTGCTGGTGGAATATCTAATATTTGAGTTCCTTTAAACTTTGCAGTTTTGAATTTGTTAAATACTAATTGTTTCTTTTTCATATCAATATAGTTATCATTGTCCTTATCGTAGTTTTGATATTTCATTTCAGTATAATCAATAGCTCTACGAGGAACTATAAATCCATAATAGAGAGAAAAAATAATATAGTTTTGAATTTCCATCAAATCTGCAACTTTGTGTGCTTTTCTTTTAAAGAGAAACTCAGCTTCAGTCTTAAGAGTATCTCTCAAACTCATAATCTCTCCCTCGGATATGGCACTATCTTCTAGTTTATCAGTCAATTCACTTTTACTCATTTCCTTATTATATGTATTAACATCATCTAACATCATATCTTTATATTTAGGTTCATCAGGTTCTATGCATACGAGAGCAGCAAGATAAGTTTTTCTAGTATTAAATGCTTTCTTTCCAAGCCATTCAAGTATTTCTTTTGATTTGCTAAAGTTTTTAACATTAGGTTCGTCAGTTTTTCCAAATACATTTGTGTAAATAGATCGTAATAAAGAGTTATAAGTTTTTGAAGAACTCTCAGATATATTAGGTTTGCTTTTTTTGATTAAATCAGTAAAGTCCATATAATATATATTGAGATAATTTCTCTCTAAATATAAATTAATAGAATGATTATATTGACAGATAATTAAGCTGGACTGTTATTATCAGTTAATTAAGTGTTTAATTAAATAATAAGTCAAAAAACGATATAAACAATTAATTAAAAATTTTTAATTAAATCTTTATGCTATTATCTACATAAAAACTTAATTATATACTTTATATCTTGTTATAAAGCATTTGCTTAATTATCTGTATAAGAACTTAATTATATACTTTATAACTATTTATAAAGCATCTGCTTAATTATCTGGCTACCACAATATTTTATTTGCATAATACCCTGGACTATCTTTGTTACCTAAATCTTTTGAATGTCTTATCTTATATAGTCTCCTTCTCTCTTCAGCGTATTTCTTACCTTTATCTTCTACATAACTTGGAAAGTCGCTATATCGTTTGTCGCCTATAGATGCAATCACTTTATTATTTTTAATTACATCTATCTTCTTATTCTTTTTTGTAGATGGCTTTATATCTACACCTAACTTTGCAGCTTGTTTAAATGAATAATCTTTTATATCATAAACCATATACATATATGAAATAAAATAATAATTTAAAATATTGTAAATAATAATATATAATTGAACAAATAACCAAGACCATATTTGTTAAGAATTAATTTAATTATGAATGATGCGTCTAATGATAATAA